CTTTCGTTCGGAATGGAGATCAAGCTTGAGAACATTTCGACAACCATTGAGGAGGTGGAGTGGTGCCAATCGCACCCCATCGAGTATGCGCCCGGCAAATACAAGTTTGTGCGGGACCCTGTGAAGGCGCTGTCCTCAGGACTCGGAGGGGTAAAGTATGTTGACTCGGAGCGTGTGAGACGCAAGCTAGTGAACACGATTGGAATGGCCGAGATGGTGTTGAATCTCGGCGTTCCAGTCATGCAATCCTATGCTTTGGCACTCATGCGCAACGCTTCAAGCACTCCCGTGAGTTGGCGGGTTCTTCGACAGAGGAGCTCAAAGGCCAGACAATCCTTGCGGGAGGACCATGTGACATTGACCGCATCAGACCCTATGTACTTTCGAGTGCATCAGGAGCTGCGTGCAATGAACATGCGTCAGCTTGAGCGTCTAGACCCTCAACCAATCGCAGATGTCGCGCGAATCTCATTCCATCGCGCCTTCGGCATCACTGTCGAGGAGCAGCTTGAGATGGAACAATTTCTCGACTCTTGGACGTTCCCCATCACCGGTTGCCAGGATCTTCTGGAGGATTTCGATGTTTCCAGCTGGTCTCTGACGTCAGCATCGACCCCAGAAGCCTGGCCGATGAGGGAATGAGTTCCAAGAAAGTCTCTCCCACCCCGCGTAAGTCGACGCCAACGACGAACGCACAACGCCGCGTGACAAACGCGGCGTCTGCGGGCGCAGCCCGCGCTCGCCGCCGAGAGCGCCGTGACCGTGATGACGGTTACGGACACAGCCACTTTGCAGGTCTTCCTGCAGCTGTGGCCTCGGCGGTTGAGCAACACGCCCCCCCCCGCCGGGTAGTGCGGCGGCGGGAGTTGCTTCGCGTCATACGCGAATCCGAGGGCCTTGACGATCTCCCCAACACGGTCTTCGTCAATCCTGGGCTTACGGAGTTTTCTCCGTGGCTTGCCACCCAGGCTCGTCTCTACCTGCACTACCGAATCCGTAAGCTGAGGTTTGAGTACCTCCCCACCTGCCCGACCACGTTGGGCGGAGCGCTTACGTTTGGCTTCACGCCAAACCCGATGGTAGAGGCGCCATCAACTGACCAGGGCATGTTCCTGGAAGCGAACGCCACCTCCATGAGCGTTTCAACCCCCGGCGAGATCGATTGCTCAACGGTAGTGCGAAAGCCGCTGTTGACGCGAACAATCGACATCGACTACGACACCCAACCTCTGTACGACGCCGGTGCTCTTCATTGGATCAACCCAAAGGCTGAACCTTGGAGCACCGGTCATACGTTGGGACAACTCTTCGTCGACTATGAGGTCGAGCTCTGGGACGCAAATCCCGGTTTAGCTCTCGAACCCATGGTCCAACGCGACGAGGGGTGGTCGTGGAATACAACGCGCACGCAGGATGATCTTGCGGAGTGCGTGTTTCCGGGGGGCGCTGTCCAGCAGGGCAGCGCGGAGAGCGATCGCATGGCGAATTACTGGGCAACCGGTGAAACGCCCTTCATTGAGGAGTTGGAGCACGCAACGTTCGTGGATCCAAACGACATGGCTCGAGTCTGCGCGGTCGTCAAGGACACCTGTATCCAATCAGGTGACTACCAGATGGCCGCGCTCGGCACGTTCAACAAGGCATGGTCTGGCCTCCCCGACGGTACAGGATTTGACATCTTGGACCAGGGGCTTGACCTGTTTGCCTATACTGACGCTGATGCCGGCATCGAGGAAGGAATCGAGCTTCCGTCCCTCAATTATTGTGAGCGCGGCCAGTCCGCGATTTACAAGCCAGGAACAATGGGCACCATAGTGTCCAAAGGCACAGCCACTGACCTCCCCGTGGGCCGACAAGCCCACTACATCCTGGACACAGAGACTGCCGTTGCCCTCGGCGTGCATCACAAGTACGTCGAGGCCGGTATGGAGCCTCTCCTGCGGCGCAATGACGAGATCTTGCGCCTAGCTAAGGAGGGCACTCTGACGATGGAGGCGCTTGCGAAGCATCGCAAGTCCCTCTCATCAGTGCCTGCCTTTGTAGGGCAGGTGTTCCGATGGATTCCGGAGGCGACAAAGTGGATGTTGCCCGTGGCAAACTTTGTGCGGGTGATGGCGGAAAGCATGACTACGGAGATTGTCCCCGTGGAAAGCTCCGCCGAGGTGCGCAGAATACTCCGCTCTAAGGGGTTGTCTAAGCGCCCAACCCGCCCGACGCACCTTGCCTCTGATGGCATGGTGTTGAAGCACCCTGTCCGTGATAAACTGGCCAGCAAGGTCAAAGCAATCTCGGGCCCTCCCCCAAATTCTGATGACAATCAGGACCGGAGCAAGGGTGGCTATGTTTACACGAAGCCCGCCAACTGATGGAGTGTCCAGGCCGAACACTATACTAATCGAGGCCAAGTACTCAGTGATGAGCCTAAACATCTACAACAGACCGAAATGTCTATAAACTATGTGCAGGCGCGTGGCGGCCCAATGACCTTTCTCCGGCGGGATTTCTCGACCGGAAAGGGCCACTGGGTCGTCACAAGGCGGCCGTCCGGCGCGCGGACGGGAGAGAGGGGGCTAGTCACCCCAATTGAAGTTTCCAGCGACTTCGTCAAAGCTGGTGGTACCACAGCACCATAAGCTGTGGGTGCGGTACCACAACACCGTTAAGTTGTGGATTGCGAGACCAAGTAATTTGTGGGACGGACCTACCCAAGGTTTGTGTCCCCTCGCGTAAGTACCCGATGGTAACCCCCCGGGGGCAGATTTAACCCTGTTAGGCTGAAGGAGAATGTCGTAGATAGCTCTGGAGGTACAAAAGTCACTAACAGCCCAGTTGTCTGGTAGTAGGGAGGTGAGAGTAGGTTGGAGCATGCTGAAACCGCATGCAACTTTAGAAAGCGCGTGGGGAGGGTGTACAAACCGCGGACAAAGGCGAGCCCGTACTGGCATTAAGTTGCCGTCAAGGGGGGAGTGGCGCGTTGGCGCGTGCCCAGGCCCCAGCCCTGCAAATCTTGTGTTAAGCACAGCCTTTGAGGCGCTGTCATGGCCTCTCT